GTACAGCGGGCCGAAATGGCCCTGGCGTGCGCCGGAGTTCAAGGAACCAATCTATCAATTAGTTCCCATTCAATCCATGCGCTTCGATGACTTGAGCGATGCGCAAGAGATGATCGAGCAGGCTGCGGTATTGCAGCAGAAAGGCGTTGGCGTATGACACAATACACTTCACCACACGACGAGCCATGGTTCTCCGATCCCGATCAACCCTGGGGTGGTTCGCACAAGCGCATTGAGCGCGACCCGGACTACGAGCGCGACCGGCGCATTGATGACGCGCTCACCGAGACGCCCCGCACACCTGAGCAGATCGCAGAGCGGCGCGCATTCATTGAGCGCCATTTTGCAAACTTTCCGGACTTACAGCAGCGCCTGGCCATGCTGGACGCGGAGGAATCAAAATGAAGGGCTATAAAGGATTCAACGCGAAACTGCAATGCACGCCAAGCGGCAAAGTTTTCCAATATGAGATTGGCACGACCTACACCGAGAAGGATGGCAAGTTTACGGAGGCAGGACAGTGACAGATAGCGCAATCACCAAACAAGCGCCAGTGCAACTCGCAGGAGTTACCAGCCCGATGGGTCTCCTGCAACTCGCAATCGAGCGCGAGGGGAGCATTGACGTAATCGAGCGCCTGGCAAAGCTCCAGATGGAAATGATGGACCGCGAGGCGCGGCTGGCCTACATCAACGCATTCGAGGATTTCAAGCGCAACGCGCCAACCCTCGTCAAGGACTCGGAGATCGTCATCAAGGGTCAGGTGATGGGCAAGTTTGCAAAGCTGGACCAGATTTGCGACAAACTTATCCCGGCGCTGCTGGCGGTGGGCATCACACACCGCTGGAAGACTACCGAAGGTGAGAATGGCCGCATCGTTTGCACCTGCTACCTGCGGCACCGGCTGGGCCATGAGGAGCAGGGTGCGACGTTCGGCGCAGCCCCTGAAACGTCCGGGTTCAAAAATAACGTGCAGGCGGTCGGCTCAACCGGCTCCTACCTTGAGCGTTACACGCTGGTGGCCTCCTGCGGGTTGGCGATCAAAGGGATGGACAACGTGGACAATCCGCCCAGCGACGGCAAGCAGCCGGGCGTACTTGACGAGCGCGATCACCTTACGCACCTGGATAACATCCGCAACGCCAATGACGCCGAGGAGCTGCGCAAGATGTACATGGCTGCGCAGAAGGCTGCGGATGCGACCGGCGATACCAAGAGCACGATCACCTTTGCGGACGCGAAGAACAAAAGATACAGGGAATTGCAAGCTGAAGGTCGAGTATGACGCGGTATAATGGGGCTGTCAGGTGTTAGAAGCACCGGGCTTAGCCACTTTATCGGATGGAGGTCCGACTCATGACAACCCCAGAACCATCATACCGCACAATCCAGTTGACGCAAGGACAGGTTGCGCTTGTGTCTGCGCATCGCTTTGAGGAATTGAACGCCTTTAAGTGGCACGCTCTTTGGTATCCCGGTGCACAATCCTTCTACGCTGTTCGTAATGTTCGATTGCCTACCGGAAAGTGGACTTTGATCAGTATGCATCGCACTGTTCTTGGACTGAAATATGGGGATAAGCGTCACGGTGACCATGCTAACCACAACGCGCTCGACAACCGCGACGAAAACCTAAGAATCGCTACGGTATCGCAGAATCTTTGTAATCGCGGCGCGCAGAGAAACAACACAAGCGGATTCAAGGGAGTCACGTGGGATAGGGTTGCTAATAAGTGGAGGGCGCAGATTAAGAGCGGGGGAAAAATGAAACACCTCGGCGCGTTCGACGATCTAGAAATAGCCCATGCGGCGTATGTATCTGCCTCAACAGAACTACACGGATTATTCGGAAGGAGCTAAAGTGAGACTAAATACCGAAGCACACGCGGCACAGCCCACAATTGAATTCACCGCTGTTGCGCTCGACATCCCAATGGACCGCGCTCAAGACCTGCTCATTGCCATCGCAAAGGGCGCTGTGCCGCACGTAACCATTTCGTACTAAGGAGCGACAATGCAGATTCTACGATTCGCGCAGCACGGCACAGACGGCAACGTGTCGGATGACTTCTTTCAGGCGCACTTAGGTCGCGCCACGGCGTCCAGCGCCTCATCCATTCTCGATTTCACGCAGAAGGGTGTGGAGGGTTCCAAGCGCAAACTCTACCGGCTGGAGAAGGTAGCGGAGATCCTTAGCGGCATCGCTGCACAAGACCACTTCGTTTCAGCGCCGATGAAGGCTGGCACATTCTCTGAGCCAGCGGCCCGCACCGCCTACGAACTCGAAGAGGGCGTGATGGTCGAAGAGGTCGGCATGGTGGTGGGCGACAATGAGCGCTGCGGCTGGAGCCCGGACGGCCTAGTAAATGATGCCGCTGGCAATCTGGTCGGCGCTATCGAGTCGAAGTGCCCGCGCACAACCACGCACCTGCAAACGCTAGACAACGGAGCGATCCCGGAAGGCAACCTGCCGCAACTTTGGTTCGCGTTCATGTGCTGCCCGCCGCTGCAATGGATTGACTTTATTTCCCGCGACGGCGGCATGAGCAACGATCCCGCGATGTTCGGCCCGATCCTGCCCAGGCGCTACGTGCAGTTCACCATCCGACTGCACCGCACGGAGTGCGAAGCGCAGATTGCCAAGATGCGCGAAGCAACGGACAAGTTCCTGGCGGACGTGGACGCGACCATTGAGCGCCTGAAACAGCGCGCGCCGGAGGTTGCCGAGCCTGAAGTAGCGAGTAATCTTTCGCGCGAGGAAATGGGCGCGATGCTGACCGACGCGGATTTTGAAGGGATGCTGTGAAATGCAGACAACGCAGCAAGTTGAAAACTTCACCGGCGTCGTGGAGAACACCATCCCACACAAGGACATAGGTTGGGTGCGCACAGATGCGGGCGAGACGCTCTTCTTTCACCGCAACTATGTGCGCAATCACAAACTGCCCGAGATCGGCCAGCGGGTCAAGGGTCGCATCGGGCGCGTGGAGAACGAGGACAAGCAAGCAAGAGCTTTCAATGTGGAGGTGTGCGCATGAGAACCTGGAAGTGTAGAGTTTGCAAGCTGTTTGCCCCGCTAGTTTGGTTCAGCAAGCGCGGTAAGCATAGCCATACCTGCCGTCTTTGCCGCCCGGTCACGCAACGTGAGAGCGCTATCCTTGAAAGCGAGTTCAAAAGATCAGATCGACTGCTTTCGACTTCCGCGTGGTTTGCTAGAGCGCACAAATGGGGGCGCCCATGACGCTCAAGCAGATGGAGCAGGACTTTCACTTTCTGCGCGGCCAGGTGCAGCGATTGAGCCGCCTCATTGACGCGCTGGAATCGTCGCCGCTGCTGATTCAAGCGATGGTTGAACCAGAGCCGGAGCCGGACATTCCCTGCGAGATCGACGCACCCGCGCAAAAGGTTCGCACTATCGCGGAGCTTGAGAAAGAGGCTATCTTGAACGCGCGCGATACGTTCGGGATGCACTCGCGGGCGGCTTGCGTTGCGCTCGGCATCGCAAGAAACACCTATTACCGCAGGCTGAAGGAATACGGGGTGCGCGCATGAGCGTCACTTTCACGGTCCCGCTGGTTCCACCCTCGGTAAACCACTACGTCAAGCACACGCGCACAGGTAGGAGCTATGTCACCGCAGAGGCAACTGCATTCAAGGCTGCGATTGCTGTCTACTCTCAAGGTATGCGAGTGACCGCAAAGAAGTTCTCAGTTCACATTGAAGTCGTGCTGCCAAAGGGAGGCCGGGGCGATGTGGATAACTTCCCCAAGCTGGTTCTTGATGGCTTAGCAGACTGCGGCGTATTCCAAAGCATCAAAGACAAACGCACGTCAGACGCTCGCGTGCGCCGCCTGGTAGTAGACTTGGACTCTGATTCGCGGCCCGATGAAGGCCGCACAGTTATCACCGTGGAAGCGCTCACATGACGCGCTACGTCGCAATCTGGAGCCTCAAGCGCGGCAACATTGATCCGCCGGAATTGCTGGACGACGCAGGGCAATATCGCGCGAACGTTGAAGCTAATCTATGCGACCAGCAGGACATGGAAACGCTTCGCCGGCGAGCAACTTATGGATTCAAACTGGAGCGCGATCCGCTCTATAGCTCAACCCGCGCGAAGAGCGCATAACCGGAGAGGAAGGTAAATATCGTGGCTCACTCACTCGAACCCGCAGCGCCCTGGGAGCAACTGGGCATAACCGAGGCAGCCTACCGCGAACGCGAGAGGATTGCCAGCCAAATAGCCGCCAACCAAGGTCCCGGCCTCGCAGAAGAAGTCCACGCCATCCGCGAGGAGACTAAAGACCTGCCAGCACTGGACGCATCCCACGACAGCAAGCCCACCAAGCCTGAGCGCAAGACCATCACCGTCGATCTGACCGATGAGCCCCAGGTCTACGCGCGCATCAAGCAGCTCGCAGAAGCCGACGACCGCACGCTGGCAATGTGGCTGAAACGCTATCTGCGCAAAGAGCACGGCGCAGCGGTGACGAAGTGAAGCCGCGCCGTAAGCCCCTAGTGGGCCGCAAGATACCGTGCAACCATTGAGGCCACCGCACAGTGCAAGGGACAGCTCGCGTGCGGCGCAAGGTGCTGTTCTTCTTCTGCCCGGACTGCTGGACAAAGAAGTACGCGGACTGCAATGAGCAGACGGTCAAGGTAACCACATAACCCACGCGATGGAATTCGCAGAAACGAGACAGAAATGCAAGCTCCCAAAGTAGACCTGTTCACGATTTGCCGGGGCGCTGCGCATCCGCTTTTCCAGAACGCTCTGGAGGCGGTCAACGCGAACATCAAAGACCCAAACACGCTGCTCGACAAGCGCCGCAAGATTTCCCTGACTTTCGAGTTTGTCCCATACAAGGACCGCTCCGGGGCCGCTGTCGTGTGCTCGGTTGACACCAAGCTCTCGCCAGTCAACGGCGTAGACTCGACCATCTACCTCAAGAAGATTGATGGCGTTATTGAGGCCTTCACGCAGGATACCAGCCAAATCGACCTGTTTGAAGGCGAAACCGAAGCAGAACAGCAGCAGAAAGAGACGGTGTAATTTGGACCAGTCCGCAGAATTCATCCAGAAGATCGTTGACCTTGCGCCCGCAACCCAGATCGAAATTCACGGTCTGCCCTACGGGACGCGCGCCCTCACGCTCATTCCCACCCCATCCGCTCCGGCGCTTTCTGTCGGAACATTGGATGGCTTTGTCAACCTGCTCGAATCTGGCGTGGATGGTTTTGAGGTGGCTGGAAGCCTGATTCACATCACAACCTTTGGCCGCGTGGATCTCGTTCAGCGCAAGGCAGACAGCTACGGTCGCCGCATTGCACACGTGACCGCGGTACTGACCGAGGGCGTAACCACCTCCCCGTACTTCAACCGATTTGGGCCGCAAGAAGATTTCATCATCGGCCTGCAATCCCACTTCCAAAGCACTCCTGACTTGGCCGGGTTGCTTGATCTTGCCAGTCATATTACCGGCAAGGAAACCGTCAAGCAGGTGGACAGCGGAATCACCCAGGAGGTTACCGTCCAGCGCGGTTCCGCCTTCAAGGAAAGCGTCGAAGTCAAGGCGCGTGTCACGCTGAAGCCTTTCCGCACGTTCCGCGAGCTGGATCAGCCGGCCAGCGATTTCATTTTCCGCGTGAAGGATGGCGCGCAGTTGGCGCTGTTTGAAGCAGACGGCGGGGCCTGGAAGATTGCAGCTATTGGGCTCATTTCCGAATGGCTGCGCAACCGTATCAAAACGTCCGAAGTGGCTGAATTGGCGAATCTGCCAATTATCAGCTAGGCAACCTACACGCAAACTGGGCGGGAATCAGCGAAGTATCCCGCCCAGCATTTTGTCAATGCTGGAATTACAGTGATAGCGCGAAAGCGCCGAAAGAGAGCACAACAATGGAACAGCCAATCAGGGCATGGCACATCGGAGAGACAGAAAGGAATCGCAGAGACATGGGAGATAGATCAATCAAATGTCCTGGTTGTGGCGCTGATTTACACGCCATTGCCACCGCCGCATTCAAACCTGAAATCTTCACGGTTGCATACAAAATGGAACCAGGACGCAAAATGCCTGTCGATGATTTTTGCAAGTCATTGGGAGCGCTCGCGGAATCGATCAAACTCGTATCGA